TTTTTAGTTCTTTGACTTTAGACTTATCATATCCAATTTCTTTTCCTTTATTGATTTGGTCTTCTATGTTTTTTAACAGAACATCAAACTTCTCCATGTAAATAGGCACTTTAGTAATCAGCTTTTTGTTAGTAACATCAAATTTAGTTGTTGGACTAACATAGAAAAGATCTTCCTTACTTTCTCCAGCACCTCTTAGATCAACACCTCTAACATCAGCACCAGATAAGTTGGTTTGCTTAATTGTTGCCTTACCAAAGTCCTTGGTGGCTCGAAGATCCACATTTTTGAAGTCCACTAAGGTGAGGTCTGCACCACCAAAGTCTACTATCTGTAAAGAACAGTTTACAAACTTTGCACCTGTCAGTGTTGTGTTATTAAAACTACAGTTGACTAGAGTGCTACCCGAGAAGTCTGACCAAGATAGGTCTAAGTCATCAAATATAACATCTTCCAAGTATAAGTCTCTTGCTTTGGTCTGGGTCATATCTTTGATTTTTGTTCTTCGATCTTTACTAGGACTGAGATCTAATTTCTTGGTTTTGTTTTCTAAAGGCTCTTTAAATTCTTCAAAATCCTTAGATCTTTTTAACAACCACCGCAAAGCAAAAAGCTTGCCCTGAAATGCCAGAGCCCTATATCTTTTAATGTCTTTGATTTCTTTGGTAGCTTCAAATTCTTCGTATGCTTTCTCCTTGCCTTCTTCACTCAGTTCATTAAAAAACCTAACTTTTCTTTCTTCTATAGGATCAAAGAAGCCACCTGCCTCTTCTTCTTCAAGAATCCATGCATTAAACTTTTCATTCTCTTCTCTTATAGCGTTGTATTTACTCATAGATGAACTCCTTTATTTAGCAAAAGTGACAAGCAATAGATTAACTATCACTATGTCTTTTATTAAGCCTATACTAAAAAAGAGAGGTTAACATGAGTTCAACTAAAGATTCCTTAGAAGTTTCAATCAACCAGTCTCAACAAAGAGGTCGAATTATTAAACCCTCAATAGATAGTGCTTCTCTTTTCGGAAGCTCTGAAAGAGGTATACTTATAAACTCTGCCTCTGGTTTTGGAGATGGTGGCATTATTACCCTAGAATCTGGAGACTCTTTTGATGGTGCTGGGGGTGAAATCCTATTGCATGCAGGAGAGTCAAAAACAGGCGGTGTCGGTGGGAAAATAGAGTTGATTTCTGGTACAGGAGTTAGCTCTGGTCGAATACTTATTAAAAGTGGAGAGTATGCTACTCCTCTTACCCTCTCTGAAAGAGGTCACATATATGTCCAAAGTGAAGAAAGACTAGAGCTTAGGTCTGGAGATGATATTTTAATCTCCCCTGTACCTAAGCCTACATACACAAGCTTGAATGCAAATGTCTTAATCTATGGTCAAAGTGACAATACAGGAGATGATCCAGGCCGTATTGATGTAAGAGGGGGCAATATGGCTCTCGATGGATCTTACTTTAATAGAGCTGGAGATGTTAATATTTTAGGTGGTAAAGCAAACAATGGTTTGCAAGATTCAGAAACTTGGGGTGGCTACATTAACTTAATAGCCTATGGTTATGGGAATCTTACAATGGATGCCTACTATGTAGATATAAAAGGTAGAGCGTCTGGTGTTAATTTACACACTTCAGATCGAACAGACCCTAGTGAATTTACAGGTGGTATTTCTATCAGTACAGGTAGTTTCACAGGCTCACTATACGGTTCTTCTAGTAGTGGTGACCTTTCTATCAAAACTAGCAATTCAAATAGTGGAACTGCTGGCTCTATAAATATAGGTACAGGTAAAACAGATCAAGGTATTGGTGGAGATATAGATATAAAAGTAGGCGATAACTATTCTGGTGGCACAGCAGGTGGTTTAACCATAGAGGGTGCTTCAGGATTTACAGATTCAAGTGGTGGTGACATTCATATCTACAGTGGCGATTCAAATCTAAGTGGCACACCTGGAGATGTTGTTATCGGAGCTGGTACTGCTGATGAACCTACCTCTAAAGATGCAGCAACTAAAGGAAAGGTTTTTATTCGAGGTGGTGCTGTTGAAGACTTTGATTTCTCTCTTTTGGATAGTGACTTTGCATATGCAGGAGATGTATTGATTGAGGGTGGTAGCTTCTTAGGTTTAAATAATGGCAATGGTGGTATCTTTGGAGGTTCTGTGACCATTCGAGGTGGTGCTGTTAGTGGCAACAGTATTTTAGAAAAGAGAGGTTCTGTTGCTATTGATGGTCGCACAGTAGATGTTACTGGAGATGATGAAATAAATATTACAGCACCAAGTGTGACCACTACTGCTGCTAGTGGTTTGATTGAATTCTCTGCTGTTAGTGGTTCGATTGAAACTACGGCAGAGAATATAACTACTACAGCCACAGATACTGTATCACTTTCAGGTCTTGGTGTGGAGATTGATGCTGGTACTAATGTCACAGTATCTTCAAGTGCTATTGTCTCGGATGCACCAAACAAATTAATGGCTCTAGGTGCTAATAATGTATTGAGAGCTTTAGGTATAAGTATCTTAGGTTCTGGGTCTGTTTCTTTTGACATCAATCTGAACTACCATGTTGATGTGATTCCTTTATTCTTTCAAGATGTGACTTATAATTCTGGAGGATCTACAGACATTCGTATGGGTCATCTAAATAATAATGAAAACACCCTTTTCTATCCAGAGACTACAGAAGATTACACAGGTCTTTACAGCCCCATAGACTCAAGTGGGAATCTGCTATATGATAATGTTAAAGTCTTATCTTTTGTGACTTCCACCAGCTCTTTTATGGAGATAGATGGGAGTCCTTATCTTTATGTTGGGGCTTCCTTTGTGTATGCGACAAAACGCTACCTGCAACTGAGGTATAGTGATGCTGCTGGCCATTCTAGTGTTTTAGGGATTGCAAACTACAGTAATGGCTCAATAAGTATTAAAGTCAATTACATTGTAATCGCTTAATACTCTTTATATGACACTCGATTGAAGAAGGAGTTCTGTTATGAAGATAAGATATAAAACTTTTAAGACAAGAGAAGGTACTTTTTTAGAGGTCTATGGCTCATCTCTTGATATAATGAAAGTAGACGCTCTAGCTAAAAAAAAGGGGATTTATGCAGGAGACTACCTTTACAATAACTCTGGTGATGTTATAGGCCGACAGTATTACAAATATGAGAGAAGTCCTTATGGGGGGCTAACTTCTGTTTATCCTGATGACTTTGTTTCAAACCTGCCTATAAAAATAGCAAAGGTCGTTTCTAAAGAATTAGAAATGTTAAATAAGATTGAAGAAAAGAAACCAGGTGCTATAAAGAAATCTCTAGGTAGTCGAACTGTGAGAAAGATAATAGAGAAGCTATACAACATTAGTGAACTAGAGAAGATAGAAGATCTGAACAAATCATTAAACCCATTAAAAATAAACCCTAAAGATTATAGGATTGCTCTTTACAATAGTTCTAATCTCTATGTGAAAATATCTTCTTACAAGAGAGACTTTGAAGAGACTTGGATAGGGTTCTTAGAAAGCAATTTCAGCAAGTACACCAATATTAAATATCTGAGTGATGTAATAAAAAAGAAGTTTGGTCTTGAAATAAGAGCATTCTATGACAAAGTTCTCTATGTCCAAAGAGATATCTTTAAGAAGAAAAACTTCTTGTTTGTTCTTGTTGCTATAAGAGACACAGAAGAGACTCTCTTAAAAATTGAAGACCAATTTAAGAGCCACCTTTCAAAAGAAAAGGTGGAAAAACGAAATCAAGATATGAAGTTCTATGAAAAGAGCCTAAAAGATTGGGAGCTTGAGACTCCATATAATGAGCAAAGATATTCTAAAGAAGTGCAGTTAGCTAAGAATAAGCTTATCTCTTCTATAGAGGATTATCTTAACAAAAAGTGTATGGGAGTAACCCTAAGCAAGATTGCGGAACAAAAAAGAGATCACCTCTTACAAAAGTTCCAGACTTACTAAGGACTCTCCCACCAATCATCAAAAGAGCCCCACTCTATTCTTTCATAGAAGTGCTTGGGTATATTACCTACACAATCATAGGTAAACCATTCTCCATTGCTTCTAACTTTCCACTCTCTTAAATGCTCATGGAGTTCAGACTCTCTCCAGCCCTCTTCTTTAAAAGAAGCTATAAGCTTAAGCTTATTTGGAGAGCCTGTCTGGAGTTGCTTCAGTCTTTTTTCTGGGTTCTTAGATCTTCCTATTTTAATCATCCCTGTCTTTGCAGATTGAATGAAATAAAGGTCATCATTTTTCTTTCTTCTCATTAAAGTTCCTCATCTAGTATCTTATCTAAAGCATCTCCCTTAGGGGCAGGCTTGCTTTTGGCTGTACTAGATTGAAACTGTAAAGGCATATCAAGAACTCGACCAGCAGGCCATGAAATCTGAGCTTCAAAGTTATCGAAAGGAGCTTGATCTCTAGACTTTAGGCATTGATACTTAACCTGTGAGTTCTGCTTCATGTCTTCACCAAACCAACTTGAGATAACCACATCCGCAGAACGCTCTGCTTCATTTGCATAACTCAAGTGAGTTAGGTTATAAGAGCCACCATTCTTTTCTGCTGACTTGAAGCCCTCACGACTAATTTGGAACAAGCAAAGAATAGGAATACCCTCACCTCTATTGAAGCCCAGAGCAGTCTTTTTAAGGTCACGAATAACCTCATTAAGCCTGTCTGTTGTACTAGCTACCCATCTTCTAGGAGATACCAAGAGAGCGTGGTCTACTACAATCATCTTTACTGACTCAGATTGTGCAATCGCTTCTGCTCTTGCTCTTAAATCTTCAACTGTAAAGTCCATCAAATTAGGGTCAGCTACTTCAAATCGAAGTGAGCCATATTGACCAGACTTAACACCATCATTGAGATCTTTAACAACCTCTTTCATAAATGCCTCTTCGTCTTTGGTCAGTGTACCCTCTTTAATCTTCTTAGGGTCTATACAGACATCTGTCTGACCTGTTTGAAGTCCTAAAGCAATACGCTTCTTTCTAAACTTAGGGTGCATTGAGTGGTAGGTGTAGATAATCCTTCGACACTGTGGGTAGTGCATCTCTAATGAGAAGTAAATGGTGTTAGTGCCACCATAGATTGCTTGATTATAAACCCAATTTAAAGAGCTAGTTGATTTCAAGTGACCTGTAAAAGCTGCTAAGATATAAAGCTCTTTCTTTTTGAAACCACCAATAGCATTGTCAATGACAGATAATCCTGTCATTGGTCTGATGTCTAACTCACTGTTCTTAGCTTTCTCATAAGCATCCCAGAAGTCATCACCATCACTAAGTGCTTCTCCACCAATACGACTACCAAAAGTAGGTGTGTTGATTTTTGAGATCTGGTTCAAGAGGTGATTACTAGCATCCCTTGCACCTTTTAGAGTTCTCTTAGTCTTACCCTCTTTAATTTCAAGACCTGACTTAGCTATCATCTTAGCATCAGCAAGCATAGAAGCTAGATTAGTAAGCCTACCCTCTTCAACAGACTTTTCTATTAGAGAGATAAAGTCACCTCGATAAGCAACACTTTGTGTACTTATCTGCTGTATCCTATCCGCTTCATCAAAGCTCTGGTTTTGCTCAAAGTAATCTCGAATACTTTTAGCATTAGGTAAGTGACCATGCTTTTGACTAAAGTCTTTGATGTACTCATAAATATTTACATCAGAGGGCATATCGAATCTTAAGACAGACTCCCTCAAAGTAATAAAGTTTTGGTACATTAGTTTTTCATTATCACCAGAACTTGGTGATGGAACAATACTTCTTAAAATATTACTCATTACAGCTTAACCCTCTTATGGCTTCCTAAAGATGTAGTTGTTCTACCACTACCTGTTTTTTGCTTTGTCTTTTTCCCCTCTGGGGTGGTTAGGATAACCTTCTCCCAAGTCTCAATCATATCCTCTAAAGTTGGACTCCATGAAAGATGTCCTTCTTCAAGAGGTTTATATGGTTCTTCTACCAACCAAGTAGGCTTGTTTAAGTGTTCTCTAATTTCAATGGCCTCTACCAAGACTTCTGGCATAGCAGAATTTCTTGCCATCTTAGTACCAAGTCTTACAACTAATAATTGTGGAGACTCTGCTAGGTCTTCAAGAGAATAAACTTTTAACTCTCTTTGGAAATCTGGGTCAGCAACTGCAATCCCTTGCACATGCATACTTCCTAGCCAAGCTGACATTAGAGTGTGGTCACCAATGACTTTGTAAAAGTGAGAGGGTCTATTCTGCTTTGCAAAGCAGGTTCTTAAATGCATCCTTAAAATGTCTTTCTCTGAAGATATTACAAGGTTCTTAGAGAACAACTTACTCAGTGGAGAGCTTTTCTTTACAGGGACTAGACTTAAATTTGCCCATGCTCTTTCAGCTTGGTCTGCTAGGGCTTTTTTAATCTTACATTCACATTGAATTGCTCGTGGGATTCCCATATGACCATCGTCACTTTGAATGTACCCAAAGCCATTGCACTTTTTACATACCATGTTTAATTTATCTCCTTGTTAAGTTTCCTATCTTATAAGATTAGGGATTAAAGCACACACTTTTTAAGGACAATAATTGTATATGCTATTCACTAAAAACTCTGGGGGTCTTAAAGAGGCCATCCCAATCTTAATGGAAGATGGGTTTGTAAACCATACTAATGGGATATTACCTATAGAAAAAGCCATTGCTTCTACTATGGAAGAATTAAATTTCATCCGAGAAGAAAAATCGCCCTCTTTATCGCCCCCTCTCAATAGCATAAATGATATTGATGAGACTTGGATTCGAAACCTTTATTTAGATAAAAGATGGGAAGAAAAGATTGCAAGCTACAAAAGATGGCAACTAGATAGGTTCTGTCTAAAAGAAAATAAAAAGATAAAGGTTGAAGTCTTAACAGTCGTACCTCAAGAATCCTGTTATAGTTTTGCATGGAGGGTCTTTGAGGACATATATCCATTTGAGTACCTTATAGATTGTCTTGATGTAGGTTGTCTTGATGAATTATTTAATCCCTTTATAAATGGCTTTAGAAGTTGGTGGAAGGAGAACCAAGATGTATTATGCCAGTAAAGTTTTAAGCCAAATATTTGCAAACCCACCTTATTATATTCTTAGGTGTATTGTAGCTTCAGAAATAGGAACAGAACCTATTGTTGTTAAAGGAAATGTTGTAGGACCTGTTTCTAGTGGCTCTGTCTTTACTTTTTCAGGCAAACGAAAGCTAGATAAAAACAATAAGCCTGTTCTTGAGATCTCTCGAAACCCTATTAACCCAAAGTTTCTAAAAGGAACTGCTCTCACCCAATGGGCTGAGTGGTCTAACCCAGAAATGGAATCCTCATTAGAACTTATTAGCTCTCTTGTAGATTCTGGCATACCTGTTAGTATCATCAATAGCTTGTGGAGAGAAATCAAAAGCAATCCTGATATGATTAAAGAAAATCCTTGGTATCTTGTTTACAAAGGTGTTTCTTTTCAAGGTGCTGATGCTATTGCTAAAACTCTTATGGAAGATAAGTATAACATCACTAACCCATATAGAGTTCAAGCCTGCATCTTCTGGTCTATGGCTCAAGGAGTACAACAAGGCAACTGTTTCTTAGATAGTAATACTGTTTTTAGAGATGCTTCTCTACTTACAGGAATCACTGAACCTACTGAAATTGCAAAGTGCATAAAAGAAATGGTCGAGTGTGACCCTCCAAAGATGATTATTGATAGGAATGAGAGCAAGAAATGCCTTTATTTGCCCGCTTATCATCAAATGGAAGAAGAAGTAGCAAGCTTAGTCACTTCTCCTGTTAGAAAGCAATCTGGAATCGAAATCTCTGATGAAGAAATAAAGAGCTATACTAGATACAATCTTACAGACACTCAAGTTAATGCAATAAGACAAGGAATCACTGAACCTTTCTCTATAGTCACAGGTTTGCCTGGTACAGGTAAAACAACTATCTTGTCTACTATCTGCAAAATCCTAATTGATTACCAAGAACAAATCTTACTTGTCGCACCCACAGGAATCGCTGCAAAAAGAGCTACCATACTCTCAGGTGTTAAAGCTGTAACTATACATAGAGCTTTTGGTGCAGGTCAGCCCTCTGAATCTGATGAAAAGAAGTCAGACTATGAGGGAATTAAAAAAGAAGAAGAATCAGAAAACCTAAAACCTATCCTAACAAAAGTAAACCCTAGAGCTGAAATCTGGAAACATCACATTAATAACCCTAGAACAGAAACTGTTCTGATTATTGATGAGTCCTCTATGGTAGATCTTCACCTCATGTGGAGAATGATGAGAGGGATAGCACCTAAGTGTAGAGTTATTATGGTTGGAGACATTGCACAGCTACCACCTGTAGGTGCTGGCTTTGTTCTTTCCGATATTATTGAAAGTCAAAGTGTACCAAGAACACACCTTGTGGAAGTCTTTAGACAAGGTGAAGGCTCTGGAGTCACACAAGCAGCACATGATGTTCATAATGGAATCACTCCCCAAAGTAATACTGAGTTTCACTTTTTAGAGAAAGAGTCAGAACAAAAAGCACTAGAAGCTATCATCTCTCTTTGTAGAGACTTCCATATAGATGATGTGGACTTTCATGTTATAAGCCCTACACATCATGGCCTGTTAGGTGTGACCAACTTAAACAAAGAGTTGAGGTCTGTTCTCAATCCTGACATTGGAGGCTCTCGTTTAAAAATTGGAAAAGACACCTTGAGAGAGGGTGACCGAGTAATGATCACCAAGAATGAATATGACTTAGAGGTCTTTAATGGAGATGTTGGTCGTATTTGTGGCATTAACAAAAGCTCTGTTGATGTTCTGATTAAAGGTGTGCAAGATCAAATAGTTTCTATCCCTAGAGACCAAGTATCGAAAATCTTAAGACTTGCTTATGCTACCACTGTACATAAAAGCCAAGGTCTGGAGTATGACCTTATTATCATGCCTTTAGTCAGTAGCTGTAGCTCTAACTTATTGCAAAGGTCTTTACTATATACTGCTATAACAAGAGCGAAAGATGAAGTATACCTTGTGGGTGATTCTGGTGCTTTAGCTACTTGTGTTTACAATCAAAAAAAGAATCACGGGTTCTCTGGACTAAGTAGAAGATTTAAGAACAATACTCTCTAAGATCTTCAAGGCTAAAGTCATGCTTCAATAGATCAAACCTATAGAAGCAGGCTTTATGTCTAACAGAAGGGCTTCTTACAAGAAGCGAAGAATAGTTTTTTGGGTTGTTCAAAACTTCTCGAGAACCAAGACCACAAATCAAATAATTAAGATCATCTCTTTTCATCACAAAGATCTCAGTATTGATTTGACTAGATACACTAGGCTTTTTTAATAAAGGGAAGTCTCCCTCATTACAGGTTTTAACACCTACATCATACCCTGCTTCTTTTAAGTCAGAGTAAGCATAGTTGTATGCTTTGCCAATAGTGAAGTCTGCAACTTTCAAGCCCAGATACTTTTCAACAGCAAGTTCTCCACCCCAACCTGTCATCCATCTCTTTTCCATAGACCCTGAATCAAACCAGTATTCTTTTTCTTTTACTTTCTTGATCGCTTCTACCTTGTCTTTTAGTTTTTTAACATCTTCATTTGTTAAAGAAACTGACTTAAACTTAGAAAGGTATGGCTTAACGAAAGTCTCATAAACTCGGTCACTTCCTTCTAAAACAACTAAACGAGGCTCAATTTCTGACATTAATAATCCTTAAATCTTGTCTGTTAATTAAAATAAGGGGGTTGCATCTATGACTTATAGAAGAGATGGCATTATATTCAGCAGATTTTTTGATCCTACATGGGGTGAGGTTCGGATTGCTAGAATTATACCCACAGAAAACAACTGGGGGGCATACTATGAAATCTCGGAGCTTGAAATGTCCTCATTGATTCCAGAAATCGAAATAGAGACAATAGACAGAGCCTCTAGGGGTGATTGTACTCCTTTGTTAAACTCTGGGCTTAGAGAGCCAAATGGGTGCTTAAAAATGCTAAAAGTACCTAAAGATTGTGATGAGCAAAACGTCTGCCTCTCATTCGATAAGAAAAAGTGTCAAATGGGAAATAGAAAGATGCCTGATTGCTTCTCCCCAATAACAAACCCATTACTCAGACCTTTAGTCATTGCTTGGCTAGAAGGTTACCACATCATAAGAGAGGTGACTGTATGAATAAGTATCTAAACAGACCAACAAACCGCAGAGTTTATGAAAACTCAGAGGGACAAGTATATGCAGGTTCTCAAGAGGGTAATTACCAAGGTGACATCACTATCTCTGATAACCACATTTACCTCTATGCAGACATCACCCCAAAGTCTGTAATGGAAGTTGGGATTGCTATCAGGAGTGTAGGTCAACAGATTGTTAATCTTATGACTGACCTAAGCCTACCCTCTATCCCACCTATCCACTTACACATAAACTCTGGTGGTGGGTGTGCATTCTCAGGACTTGCTGGTGCTAGTCATATCCTAGAATCAGAAGTTCCTGTCTTCACTTATGTAGAAGGATCTGCTGCGAGTGCTGCAACTATCATGTCTTGTGTTGGTGCTCAAAGACACATCACAGAACACAGCTTTATGCTTATTCACCAAGTAAGTACAGGTGTCTGGGGTACTTATGGGAATCTTGTAGATGAGAAAGAATCTATGGACTCACTCATGGAAATGTTAGAGTCTATCTACTTGAAGCACACCAAGCTCAAAAAGAAAAAGCTCAAAGAACTTCTTAAAAGGGATCTGTGGATGAACCCAGAGAAGTGCCTTGAGCTTGGCCTTGTAGATGAAATTATAAAGTATGAGAGAACTTAATTTGCTCTTTTAGCGTTCATGTAAAGACTTCTCATTGAACTTTGACTAATAGTCCTATTATATCTTGCAGGCTTAACATATTTAGCCAGAATGAGATTATTAAAAGCTAAAGAAAAAGACCTAAAGTCAGACCATGTATTGTATATCAGGTGAGACATTGCTTTATGAGTGCTGAAACCCACAGCAATTACTCTGTCTTTACTCATCATGTTTTCTTTAGCTACCAAATCCAAGATTGCATCATGGTATGAAAGCCCATTTTCTTCCGCATGAAGTTCTATCTCATCTTTAAAACTATCTGTCATGTCTATTTTCCAAAGTTGCTTTTAGGTTCTTTACAGTGCTGAAATAGCTTTCTCCACTCATCTTTCGATATAGAAGAGTTATTAAAATAAGATTTCCTCACCATCTCATAAGATGACTCTGGGAAATCCCTTTCTCTGGCTCTGTCTCCCTGTGACTTTTTCAAGAGTTGCTCGAACTCTGAAAAAGGAATCCCTGCCATAGTACAAATTACTTCTAAAGCCCTCTCTGCTGGGGTTTTATTTCTACCACCTCTACCCATAATACTTTCCTCCTTAAATTTTATTCTTTTTTAGATAACTTCTTTCTTTATTAGCCCTCATAGAAGAACAGAGATGAATCTCTTTTCTTAATCTCGTCCTCTATGTTTTTTAGAGCTAATTCAAAAAACTTTTCATTTTTCTCTATCCCGATGAATTTACGACCTCTTTGAACAGCGACTACCCCAGTAGTACCAGACCCCAGAAAAGGATCTATCACTATGTCACCTTTTTCTGTCGTAGGTAATATGCAGTTGTCCACCAGCTTTTCTGGGAAGGTACACACATGACCTTTATTCTTTGATGGAGGGATCTTCCAAATGTTGGTCAGACCAT